CACAATTAGAGGACCAAATGACGATATGGACACCTCAAGATGCAGACTCACCCGACAGGCTTGATGCAATGGTTCAGGCTTTTAGCGACTTGCTTGGAAAAACTAGCGTTAGTCATTACTTCAACAGTATCGCTAATTTCTGCAGTAAATGCGCTTTGCCATTTCCTAAATCGTTAAGCCTTTGCCCCAAGTGCGGAAGCGCTATCATTGCACCAACTCAGGCGGTGGGAGCATAATGGCTGTTACTTACAATACAACGATGGACCAAGGCGCAGATTGGTACATAACTTTTATTTACAAGCAACCTGCCGAAATCACAAATGTTTCAGGCAATGGAACTACAGTCACATTCACCGCAGTAAACGGATTCACAGTCGGACAAACCGTGAGCATTGATGGCATTTTGCCGCCTGTCTATAACTTGCAAAATGTTCAGGTAGCCACAGCAACAGGCTCACAATTCACAGTCACAAATCCTGCAGTGGGCATTTATGTATCAGGTGGAATCGCCACAAGCCCAGTAAATGTAACTGGATATAGCGCAGAACTACAGTTGCGTTCTTTGCCATCTGACCCAACACCTGCTTTGACCTTAACAAGTCAGGCAGGAGAAATCACTGTTACGGGTCTTTCAGGTCAATTTGATGTACATGCAACAGCGGCACAAACAAGAGCCATTGATGAAGGAACTTATTACTACGATATAGAGATTACATCTCAACCAGGTATTGTTACCCGTCTAGCGCAAGGTCAAGTTGTCGTAACTCCTGAGGTGACACGATGAGTGAAGATGCAATTATTATCAAACCCGTAACACCAATCGTAGAAATCACCGCCCCTGGACCACAAGGTGTAAGCGCGGCAGGTCAAATCTTTTATGTACATACCCAAGCGACCCCGGCGGCAATTTGGACAATTAACCATAATCTAAACGGACAACCAACCGCAGTAGTTCTTGATTCCGCAGGAACGCAATGCGAGGGAACTTTCAGTTATCCTAGTGTCAATCAGATGGTCATAACTTTTAGTTCAGCCTTTACTGGTACTGCGTACATCATTTAGGAGTAGATGACAATGGCAAGAAAGTTTCTCGTATCTATAGACCTCAACAAGAATGAGTTGCAGAACGCAGTCATTCAGAATTTAGGCACAAACCCAGGCACACCTGTTGCTGGTCAGATTTACTACAACACATCTGACAACAGCATTTATTTTTATGATGGTACGACATGGGTAGATGTACTCAATCAGTCAGAGGTCAAGTACGGAACATTTGCCGCACGCCCTGCCGCTGGTGAAGCCGGACTTCTATATTTTGCAACAGACCAACAGATTCTTTATTTTGATGATGGTGCAACATGGGCGCAGGTTTCTAACTTTGGCACTGTAACTGCACAAACAACTTATGGCGCATCAAGTGGCAACGGTTCTTCAAACAACTACGCACGCGCAGACCACACTCACGGTACTCCATCATTATCAAACGCCACACCTACAACATTGGCAGTGGGTGGCTCTGCTTCTGCAGGTACTGGAACTGCTCCATCACGCGAGGACCACGCACACGCAATGCCTTCATTTGGCGGCGTAACTGCAGAACAAACATTTGGAGCCGCGAGCGCAAACGGAACAAGCACAAGCATTGCACGCGCTGACCACCAACATGGAACTCCTACACATGACAACGCGGCACATGCTTCAATCAATCTTTCTGCACTTGCCGCACCAACTGCCGATGTATCTATTGGCAATTACAAACTTACAAATGTAGCCACACCAACACAATCAACAGATGCCGCAAACAAGGGTTATGTTGATGCCGCTGTTGAAGGTTTGACTTGGAAAGCCGCCGCTAACTTATTCTCAACAGTTAATGAAGCGCTAACAGGCAACACAGGCACATTGAACATTGATACTTATGGCGCACTGACTTCTGCAGACAGCGGATACAGAATTGTTCTTACAGGTCAGAGCGATGACACTGAAGATGGTATCTATGTCTATAGCGACAACGGAACCACCTACACCCTGACCCGCGCCGCAGATGCAAGCACCTTTGCAGAACTAGAAGGCGCAACAATCTACATTCTTGAAGGAACCACAAAGGCTGGAACCTCTTGGACACAGAGCAATCATTACCTAACCTCTTTTGCAGGTCAGACATGGGTGCAATTAGCAGGCCCTGGCGTATTCACTGAGGGCAACGGTATTGACATCACTTCCAATGTCATCAGCGCTGTTGCTGGTACTGGTATCACCGTCACAAGCGGTGGAATCAACATTGACACTGCAACCGTAGTAACTAAGTACGCGGCAAATGTCGGTGATGGCTCAAACACCTCTTACACAATCAGCCACAATCTTGGAACAAAAGATGTGATTGTTTCTGTCTATGACAACTCAAGCCCTTACGCTGAAGTTATTTGCGATGTGCAACATACAAGCACAACTGCTATAACACTCCTATTCTCTGTTGCTCCAACAAGCAATCAATACAGAGTTGTAGTCCACGCCTAAAAAACCGCCCGTAGTACAAGGGGCTAAAAGGAGATACACATGGGTCTGCGTGACCGTATCGCAAGAGTAATCGCCACAGGCGATGTGGAGAAAGCACCGCGTTTACCTGCGGGTTCTGTCACCATGACTGAAGCAGAAATGCGCAATCAGGCTGACGCTTTAACCATGCGCCAAACTTACGGAAACTCTGTCGCACTGCCACGCGCTCCATTCTCTGCACAAGTTCCTTTTGGTCCTGGATTGCCAATCACACCAGGTGCAATCAATCCACTACAGGACAACGGGCGACCACAACCACGCCGCTATGAATATCAAGTAGCGCAAAACATCAATGTAACTGAAACACGCCTTGTTCCTTTCAAGACTTTACGCGCCGCCGCAGACCAAATTGACATCTTGCGCCGATGCTTAGAAGTAACCAAAAACAAAATGGTTGGTTTGGATTGGGATATTGTTTTGGGCAACGATGCTTCTGAAAAGATTGTTTCTGAATCAGGCGGCGACCATGTACGCGCCATGGCTCGCGCCCGTGAAAAGTACACAGATGAAATCGCTCGTTTGCGTGAGTTTTGGGAATCACCCGATAAGGCAAACGGATTACTTTGGAACGATTGGCTAAACATTGCTCTTGAGGACATTCTTGTAATTGACGCTTGGGCTGTATATCCACAACCAACAGTAGGCGGCGATTTATACGGTCTGCAGATTCTTGATGGCTCTACAATCAAGCCTCTGATTGATGATAGAGGCATGCGCCCAATGCCACCAAATGCGGCGTATCAGCAAATCCTTTACGGATTCCCTCGCTCTGAATTCAGTGCAACAGATGAGGACCCAAAGGCAGACGGAGAATTTACCAGTGACCAACTTGCTTACATGGTGCGTAACCGTAGGAGCATTAGCGTTTACGGCTTTAGCCCTGTGGAGCGCGCATTACCTTTGGCAGACATTTACTTACGCAGACAACAATGGCTTAGAGCAGAATACACAGACGGAGTGTTGCCTGAACTCATGTTCACAACAGACGAAGATTGGGGAACAAACCCTGACCTGTTGCGAGCCTATGAAAATATCCTCAATGACGACCTTGCCGGACAAACAGAACAGCGTAAGCGCGCTCGCTTGCTTCCTAAAGGCCTTTCACCGATAGTAAATGAAGGTTATGGCGAGAAGTTCAAAGACACTCTTGATGATTATTTGATTACCTCAATCTGTGGACACTTTGGCGTACAACCAAGTGAAATCGGATTCTCTGCAAAGGGCGGATTAGGCGGAAAAGGTTTTGAAGAAGCCCGCGCTGAAAACGCAGAAGCAATCGGTATCGCACCTCTTGCAACATGGGTTAGCAAGATGATTTCAAATCTTTCTTACACATATCTAGGTATGCCGCGTGAACTTGAGTTCCGCCTCATGACTAGCAAGCGCATGGATAATGAATCTAGCGCAAGGAAGGCGGATATTGAAGTAAAGAGCGCAGGCAAAACAATCAATGAACGCCGCTCTGAACTTGGTCTGCCCCTACTAGATACACCTCAAGCAGATATGCCAATGCTTGTTGCTGGTTCTGACATCTTCTTGTTTTCACCTGAAGGAATCATCAACGCAAAAGAAGTTACATCTGCACCAACACTAGAAGGTCCTGATGCCACACCGACCACACCCACTACTCCTAATACCGCTGATGAAAAGCCTGAAGAAATCTCCCCTGAAGAAGCGTCAGAAGTGGAAGAAGAAGTTGATGCGGAAACTAGGGCTGAAGTAAAATCATTTTTGAAATGGGCCGCAAAAGGAAAGCGCGCACGACTATTTGAATTCAAGAGCCTAGACCCGATTGTTGGTGAAGCGCTGAACCGTTGTGCATTTGACGGCGATTTAGAAACCGCAAGAGCGCTCGCTAAAGCGTATCTCACATGACTTGGGAGCGCGCATTAGAGGCAGATGCGCGTTTAGCGGCTAAGAACGCATTACTTGTAAGAGCCGCTCTACGACAACAATTTGATGCAGAGCGTGCGTATCAGGGTTATTTATCTACGACCCCTGATTTAACTTTGCCATTGCCACAACAGCGGGCAAGAGCAAGAGCGTGGGCAATCATCAACATACGCCCTAACTTAGAACCGCTCAAAGCAGTTGTAGAAAAGATGTGGGGTCAGGCGTATTTACTTGGGGAACTCGCCGCTAATGAAGCGATAGAAGAAGCAAAAGAAGCATTAAAACTAGATACGCAAAGCGTTATTGATTGGTCTAAATGGAAACCAGGCGATGAGGCGCAATCAATCCTTATCAGACGACCAGGCGCATTGAAGTTATTACAGTCGCAAGGTGGATTTACCTGGAAAGGCTTTTCTGATACAACTCTGAACGATATTGGTAATGCGATTGGTGAGGCGATTCATCTTGGTTTAGATGCTAAGCGCTCAGCCAAAAACATTATGAATCATGTGGCAAGCCCTGCACGCGCTTTGACTATTGCCATTACAGAGCAGAACCGCGCTATCTCACAGGCTACACAAACCCGTTACCGTCAAGCAGGACTAACACAAATGGAATGGCTTGTGTTTGACCCATGCAAGATTTGTGCGCAGAATGAAGGACAAGTTGTAGATATTGGGCGACTATTTGCATCAGGCGATATGCGACCACCTGCACACCCAAACTGCCGATGCGCTTTGGCTCCTGTCATTCCCGGATTTGATGAGCCGCTACCGGGAGCAACAGTCATTAGCGCACCAACTCCGCCACCAGTGGGCATACCTGATTTACCAACACCTGTAGAAGAAGCACCAGTGCGCGTTATTGCAACGGGAGAATTTGTACCTGGTCAATGGGGAGTATTGACACAAGCCGAAAGAAAACAAAGAGTTCTTGATAAATACATCAAGTTAAATCCAAGTCAGGACCCTAAGTTACTTGAGGAATTTCTTGATAGAGGCGTAGTCATTCCCAAGGCTGATGTCATGCTTGTGAAGAAGGGCATTGTGTATCAGAACGGACCTATTGAGGTGCAGTTCTATAGTGCAGGCGCAAATGTGTCAGATAAATTGCAAAAACAATTACTAAAAGATGTAGAACAATTACAGATATTGAATCCGCGCCAAAAGATGACTATTCATGTTGCTTCTAATGCAGGTAATGCCTACGGTAGTGCTTTGTTAGGTGATGCGCAGATTTGGCTCAAGCCATCAACAGTACAAATGGAATTACCAAACAGAGCAGAGATAGGCCACAAGATGCCTGTTATTGCCGAAGTATCAGGCAGACGCTACACGCTCGCGCACGAATGGGGTCACACGCTTGATGAAGGTGGCTCATTTACGCGCACCGAATCAATCCAAAACGCAACAACCAAAAAACTTATTGAGGAATACAAGAAAGAATTTGAAGGTAAGGCGTTTGCATCAAGATACTCAGGAGAAAACACAAAAGAGTTCTACGCTGAAATGTTTGCTGAGTATTTCCTAAGCAATGGACAAACAACCAACCCGCTTGTGCAGGCCATGGCTAAAGAATTTCTATGGAAGGCTCCTGCCGCGCCTGTTGTAAGCACACCTGCGGTAGTCGCTCCGACCTATGTAGCCGCCAAAAACAAGTTTGATTTCTTCACTAAAGAGAAGTCAAATACCTTTTACGCGGTCAAAGAAAATGGCGAGATTGATTACGGTTCATACAACCGAAATGGTCAGAATCTGTATTTGAAGAACATTTTGCAAGCACAAGGATTCAATGGCAAACCTAAAGTTGTGAACGCTGAGGAATTCAAGAAATATGTTATGCAGGGTTCAGTTCCTCTTTATCGTGGCATTGCAGGTGAATCACCTGAAAAGGTAAACGAATACATCAAGCAGTTATTTGAAGGCGAGGACCCTTTTGTTGGAAAAGGCATGTTTGGTGACGGCACTTATTACACAAACAAAAAGCAAATAGGTTTGAAATTTGCCAAAGAGGACAGAGAAGGTAAGGCGATTCCTTTTGGAGAAGTTACACAAGCGGTCATAAGCCCTGAAGCAAAGATAATTGACCAAGAAGATTTAGGCAGATTGATGCGTAAATGGTATGACGATGTACCTGACCATTACGATTGGGCGCAAGATTTCAATGGCGATTATTCAGTTTTTGCCGCCGCAAATGGATATGACGCAATCCGCATACGCAATCCGCGTACCAGTTGGAACCCTGATGACCCTGCAGTAGATGGGGATTACTACATAATCTTGAATCGCACAGCCCTAATAGTGAAGGAGATGCCATGAACAGCGTAATGATTTCCCGCAGAGTAGGAGCGTTGCAAGGCTTTTTAAGCAGGCGCGCAATGAGCGATTTAGTCACAGCCTTAAACAACACTAAAGATTACGAATCGCTACCTGAGATGTATAAGCGTTGGTTAGTAGATGAAAACAATGTGCCTACTAATTACTTATCAGATTCAGCCAAAAAAGTGAGGGCAGGTAAATAATGGCAAAAGAAGATTGCACAGACAAGATTGATTGGGCCTCGCAAACATTACAGTCAGTCTTTGATGCCGCTGATTTTGGAGTGGTAGAGGCGCAGATTGAATTGGAGAAACGCCGCAAGGCTATGCAAAAATTAGGTACAGTTACACCAAAGTTTTCTGTTATAGAAGATGAGGATTAAATGGCTGATGGTTTTGTAGCCCCGCAATCTGTACGCAATAACGCCCGCAGAGGCTTAGAATTACGCAAGAAGCATGGGCGCGGCGGTACAGCGGTAGGCATTGCCAGGGCTAGAGATATTGCTAACGGAAGCGCGTTATCTCTCTCAACCATCAAGCGCATGAATTCTTTTTTTGCCCGTCACGAAGTGGACAAAAAAGGCAAAGATTGGAACAACGCTTCTGCACCATCTAACGGAAAGATTGCGTGGCTCTTATGGGGCGGCGATTCCGGGTGGTCGTGGGCAAAGAGCATTATTAGACAACAAGAAAATAAGGAGAAATCAACCATGGCTAATCTGACTACACAATTCTTTGGGATTGAGAAGGCGGATAAGAACTCAGATGGAACTCTTACTGTGTACGGTAAAGCCACAGATGATTCCCTAGACATTGACCAACAGATTTGTGATTCAGATTGGTTGAAGCGCGCAATGCCACACTGGTTTAAGACTGGTGGCAATATCCGCGAGCAACACAGCAACATTGCCGCAGGCGTTGCTAAAGAATATGAAGTAAAAGAAGATGGGCATTACATTACAGCCCTAGTTGTGGACCCTGTATCTGTTAAGAAAGTTGAGAACGGAGTCCTAAAAGGTTTCTCAATCGGCATCAAAAACCCACGCGTTACCCGCGACAAGAGCGCTATGAATGGTCGCATCATTGACGGTCAGATTGTTGAAGTATCTCTTGTGGACCGCCCCGCCAATCCAAACTGCCAGTTGGTTCTTGCTAAATCCGCAGGTGCAGATGACACCGTAATTCAAGTAGAAGAATTGATTGAAAAAGAAGAAAAGAAGCCAAATTACGAAAATATGTTACGCGGTGGCGGAAAGAGCGAGCCTGCAGATAAAGACCTATATGCCGCTGTAGTCCGTGATGCCAAAGCAAAGTTTGATGTTTACCCAAGCGCTGTAGCAAATGCTTGGGTGGTCCGTGAGTACAAGAAGCGCGGAGGAACTTACAAAAAGAAATCCGAAAAAAGTGCTAATAGTTTAGAATTATCAGACATGACCGAAAGGGAAGCCATGAACATACTCGCTGAAGATGTTATTGAACTATCTAAGGCTTACGCTGGTGGCGACCTCTTGAAGTTTGATAAGAAAACTTATGATTCTGCACGACAAGCATTAGCACAACTAATTGCGATTGAAGCAGAAGAATTAGGCGATGGCCACAATGAAGAAGCCTCGCTCTCTCACCTATTAGCCGCAGTTCATCACCTATTTGCATGGTATGCAGGTGAGGAAGCAGAAGGAGAAGTAATGGAAGAAGTAATTGAAGAAAAGGCCGCGCACGAAAAAGAAATGAAGCCTAAGAAAGGCGAGAAGCGCGCTGACTTTATGAAGCGTTGCAAAGAAGCAGGCATGGGCGATGATGACGCTGTTAAGTGTTGGGATAAATACATGGCGGCAGATTCTGACAAGCCTGTAGAAGCAGAGAAGTCTGCAGAGATTTCAAAGTGCCTTGAGTGCGGTTGCAATCAACCAGGCACTGACCACGGTTTAACTGTTACCAATGATTTTGCAAATGTTGCAAAACCATCACATGTAACAACCGCAGAAATGTACACACCGGACCAAACACCTAAGTCTGCAGAAGCAGATGCTGTAGAAGAAAAGGCTGACGAAGCCGCTCCTGCAGATACTGATGCACCTGCAGAAGAAGATGTAAAAGAAGAAGTTTCTACTGATGAAAAAGCAGTAGATGTTGAAGCCATAGTAGAGGAAGCAATCAAGAGCGCAACACAGAAAATCAAATCTGACATTGCAGAACTCATGTCGGCAAAAGAGGCCGCAGAGTCAAAGGCAAGTCGTTTGGAAACTGAGTTGGCTGAGGCTAAATCTCTCGCAGTGGCTGGTGGCCCAAAGCGCACTGCAAAACCAGTGAGCGAAACCAGTAATGATTTACTGACAAAAGCCGCCGCATATAACGCGAAAGCACAAGCAACAACCGACCCAACACTTGCAAAAGGCTATGCGACATTAGCAAAGGAATTCCTTGCTAAAGCGACTGCCGAAAGCAAGTAAAACCAAACAACGAAAGGAAATCCGAAAATGGCTGAAATGCCACGCGCAACGGACCTATTTGGTGATGTATCACCAGTAGAAGCCGCTCAGCGTCATGAGGAATACCTTGCAACACTAGATAAGTCACTTAGCAATGTAAGCACCGTTCCTGGTGTTGCACCTAAGGCTGACCCAGTGTCTGCATTGGAAGCACTTGCATCAAACAAGTCGCTTGCTCCTGATGCAATGAGTGGCCTTCAGAACGCTCTTGCCGCACAAAGAATGGCGATGCAAGACATTCAGAAGGAAATCACAACCACCTCTCCACTATCAACATCATTCGCGGCGTTTGATTTGGACGCACCTGCAAAGATGCTTACCCCACGCCCAACACCTCTCCGCAACAGAATCCCTCGTAAGAAGGGTGTCGGTACTTCACACCGTGTCAAGAGAATTCTTGGTTACACAGGTACAGGTACTGGCGGAGTTGGAAACATTTGGCCAGGAGTCACACAAAGCACAACAAACTCTTTTGGCTCACTCTCACTAGAGCGTGGACCACAGATTTCTTATGCCGCTGATGACTTAGTGTTGCCATACAACTCTTACTCACTATCAGATAGCGTTACATTTGATGCTAACTTCTCAGGCCTTGGATACCAGGACCTACGCCAGTTGTCATCAACCTCAACACTTTATGCAACAATGTTGATGGAAGAAAGAATGATGCTATTCGCAAGAGGAACCGCATCAGGTTACTCAGGCGCACTTGCACAGGTAACAGGCGTTAGCGCCGCATCACCTGTAGCCGCAACAGGACAAACAGCACTTGCATCAGGAACCTACTTTGCAGTTGTAACTGCAGACGCAGGTGTTTCTGCAAACGGCTTTGGTGAGTCCATTGCATCAGCAATCGTTACTGAAACCGTAAACACAGGTGATGTTCTTGAACTAACCTGGACCGCTGTTACTGGCGCACTTGGTTACAACATTTATGTTGGTACAACCACTGGCCTTGCAAACCTCACCTATCAGGGAACTGTTAAGGGTGCAACAAAGGCTGTTATCAACGGTGCAGGCACAACCTCACTACTTGCTAACAACTTTGCACTTACAACAACAGGAGCCGCCGCATCACGCGCAACTGCAGATACCTCTGCTTATGCAACTGGTTATGACGGAATTCTTCCAACTGTGTTGAACCCTGCAATCTCAGGTGCAATCAACAACATCAACAGCACATTCAGCACTGCTAACCCAGGCGTTGAATTCCAAAATGTCTTTGCAACTATGTACTCAAATGTAAAGGCTGACCCTGACCTAGTTCTTCTAAATGGTAATGACCGTAAGCAACTCTCTGATGCAATCAAGAGTGGCTCAACCGCTAACTACCGTTTGACAATCCAAGAGCCAGGAAAAGACGGCGTTACATACGGTTCCATTGTTACTGGACTACAGAACGAAGTAACAGGTAAGGCTGTGGACCTAATGGTTCACCCATGGTTAAACCAGGGTGTAGCCCCAGTCCTATCCTTCACCTTGCCAATTCCTGATACTGAGGTATCAGATGTATGGGCAAACTTCATGGTTCAGGATTACATGGGTATTCAGTGGCCAGTCGTACAGTTCTCATACGACTTCTCCACATACTTCCGTGGAACCTTCTTCTGCACCGCTCCTGCATGGAATGGTGTAGTAAACGGAATCATTCCTGCATAACAACTAAATAGTTAGGAGAGAGCGCGGCATATTTGAAAAGTCGCGCTCTCTCTTAATAACAGGAGGCAAAAATGGGAAGATTTGTAGCACCTGACAGGGGCGTAAGAGAAACCGTTATTGGCGGCAGAGAATACAGACCCGACAAATCAGGTTTATACAATGTAGAAAACAAAAGTCACGCAGAAGCAATGAAGCGTGAAGGTTTTTTTGAGGCATCATTAAATCCTTATGCTCATGGCGACAGACAGCGAGGATTTACTTGCGTACAATGTGGCTTTGATGGTTGGTTCCGCAAATGTGGGCGCTGTGGACATGAAGCCACAGACACACAGCGAGATGGAGAATAACAATGGCAGTGGGCGTAACACCGCAAACAGGCTACAACGAACAACCTTACATAACAGTAGCCGAATACAAAAACGCCCCGACCTCGCTTGATTACAACAACTTAGTTGTAGGCGGCAATCAGAACGCACAAGATGCAGAGTTAGCCCGCGTAATCTTACGCGCAACCTCATATCTAAATGAGTATCTCAATCAAGATTTGCACGCAGAATCTGTAACAGAAACACAGCGCGTGCGCATGAGCGGTGAAGGTTATATCTTCCTACACCCAAACAAAAACCCAATTATTTCTTTATCAAATTTCCAATGGGGTACAAGTCCTAACAACTTGCAGACCCTGAATGACCCATCACAATGCTGGTTTGAAACACAACAAATTGTTATTCCGTTGAGCCAAATCAACACAACCTATACATCACAAGGCCCGCTTGCATTTGGCTCCTACGGTCCACGCGTACCTTTATTTACCAAATACACTTACATTGCAGGATATGTAAACACGACCTGCACAGGTTCCGCAGGCGCTTCTACCCTGACTGTTTTCAATGCCGCTGGAATCTTGCCCGGTGAAACCTACAGAATCATTGATGGCGCTAATGCCGAATTAGTTACGGTGGCAAGCAATTACACCTATGGTTCATTATCAGTTCCATTAACCGCACCTTTGGCTTATGCACATACAGGAGCGGGCTTCAGCAATATGCCATTCGCAATCAAAGAAGCAACAATTTTGATGACTAGCGCATTTATCAAACAGCGCGGTGATGCGTCTATGACCATGAATCTAACGACACAACCAACCGTAAACATTGGCAACAATCAACGCTATGCAGGTGAGGTTGCTTTGGCGCTTGATATGGTCAGCCTCTATCGCAGGATTCGCTAATGGGAGGCCGCGTAGGGGTACGGGATACGCTGGCAAAATTCATCAGCAACCCACCGATAGAAAATCTGAATCAGGTTTTCACATCATTTCCAAAGCGCATCAACTTTCAGATAAACGCTTTGCCTGGACAAATGACCCGTTCCGCTTGCGTGGTATTTATTGCGCAAGAAAGGGAGAACCGTTTGGCAATCGGCGGCGCACACAATGGTTGGAAGCGTGTTGATTACACCGTAATTCTTCAACTATATGTTCACTCACTGCACCCTGAATCAGAATATGCAATGAGTGATTTTGATATTCTCATAGACAACATCAAAGAACGGTTACGCAGTGACCATAACTTTGGCGACTCTACGGGAGTTCTAGTTTGGCAAGGTGCTGAACCCGTCATTATTGGTCGTTATGGAGAACCATCAACAGCCAAAGAAGGCGCTACAGACATCTTTGCTGAGTTAGAATTTGAAGTGACAGAGATGATTCAAGCATAAGGAGCATGAATGAAACTCACATATAAAGGAACTGAGGAACGCGTGTTTCCCGCGCTTGGAATCGTCAAACCAGGCGACACAGTTGATGCGCCTGAAGGTTTTAGCCACCCTGACTTTGTTGCAGGTGGCGCGGCAAAACCAGTAGCACCAACACCAACAACAACCCCGTCTGCCGCGTCAGACAAGAAATCAGGAGAGTGAATAAATGGCATTACAAGCATCGGTACGCTCTTACCTTGGTATTGCTAAAGAAGTTACCAAAGGTACACCAGTAGCGGCAACGGATTTTATCCCAGTCGCTAAAGACGCACTAAAACCACAAGACATTATTGACCCGCTCTATGACCAAGGGCTACGCGGTTCCAATGTTTTGAATTACAACTATATCCCTGGTCGCACACGCTCAACATTTGATTTTGGCGGCGCAGTATTTGCTGACACAATCGGTTACGCGCTCGCAGGCATCATGGGTTCTGTTTCAACATCAGGAGCAAGCGCACCTTACACACACACTGTTTCATTGCTTAACAGCACAACAAGCGGTGCAGATGCACAGCCAATCTCTTACACACTTACAGATTTCTATGCTGTAAATGTCCGTCAGTATCCTGGTTGCCAGTTCTCTGATTTCTCTTTGCGTTTCAACGCAGATGGAATGTTGGAGTACGACACAAAGACAACAGGTTGGGCATCAGCAACAACATCTGACCCAACACCATCATTCAGCACAGTTCTCCCAACACCAGTTTGGCGCGGCGCTGTAAGCATTGGCGGTTCAACTGTTGCAACTGCAATGACAGGCAACATTGATATGACTCGCCCTGTAACACCAGTGTACGGAATCAGCACAACTCAGAATCCTTACAACATCTTCCTTGGACCTTTGGAAGTAACTGGAAAGATTACATTCCTAATGGAAGCAGATACAGAATTGACCCGCTTCCTAAACAACTCACAGCCTGCGATTGTTCTTAACTGGAACTATGGCTCAGGCGCATCAGAACTACAACTACAGGCGACAATCACAAAGGGCGCATACACAGCCGCAGTGATTGAGCGCGGTGAGGATTTTGTACAAGTCACTATTGACCTAAATGCACAATCCAACACAACTGATGCAGGTTCAACTGGTGGATTTTCACCGATTGAATGGGTATTGAAGAACGCAAAGGCTTCAGGAACCTACGCATAACATAGACTCAGAACAGGGGCGATTTGGTTGATAACGGTACGCCTTCCCCGTTATCCCGCGCCCCTGTTCCTCTGTAAGATAGGTAGGAAGGCACAACAACGGAGGCAATATGTCTAAAAAAGTAACACTTCCATCAGGCGCAACAGTCACACTAAAAGACGCTTCAAAGATTCGCTACGGTGACAGAAAGCGTTTGTACAAGAGCATTGATATTGAAGGCTCTGATTTAACTCGCGCAATGGCTATGAATGATGCACTAATTACAATGCTAATTGAGGAATGGTCTTTGACTGCTCCTGTTCCTGCAATCAAAGCAGACAGCATTGATGAATTAGAAATTGCAGATTATGACGCGTTAGTAGAACACACAAAGGAAGCGCAAAAGGCTCTGTTCCCTAATTTGGCTGATACGCCTGAAAACGAGGCAGACCCAAAAGCGCCTACAGAAGCCTCCAACGCTTAAAATGGTTAATGCAGGGTGGCGAGCGCCATGAAGCGTTTGATTATCCTGATGAGTATTGGACTTACTATGTCTTTGCAGACAAGTTTGGTTGGACACCTGAACAGGTAGATAACTTGCCAGGACCAACGGCAGATTGGTTGTTATCCATTACAGCCCTAGCAGAAGAAGTGAAGGCAGAGAGGTTGGATAATCAGTTATGACTGCACGCATAACAATTACCAACCTTTCTGATGTCCTTGCCGGATTTCAAGCAACAGAAGATAAGATTGAATTGGCGGTGCAATACGCCATTTCTATGACAGGTTTGGCAGTAGAGCGACAAGCAAAAGTAAATGCTTCAGGCCGCCCCGGACCTAATGTACAAACAGGTAATCTGCGTAGAAGTATTACAACATCTGCGGTCAATAAAGGTTTTGACGGTATGTATTCTGTTGAAGTTAGCGCAACAATGGTTTATGCCAGGGCTGTTGAACTTGGACACCCAAGATGGAAACCAGGCGTAAAATATCCATACTTAGGACCTGCGGCAAGCAACTTGCAATCCAATGGAACTTTGGCAAGAGTATTTACTACCAATTTGGCTTCTAGGTTGAGGGGATAACATGGCTGATATTCCACCAATCCTGGTACAGATACAGGCTGATGTTGCGCAACTTAAATCAGGTTTAGCCCAGGCAGAAGCCTCGCTGAAGAATCTTGATGGCAGTGTAGAAAAAACCAACAGCGTATTTGATGGCTTTGGGTCAAAACTAAAAGGCCTTGCCGCAACTATTGGTGTTACTTTTGCCGCTGGTACAGTTGTAAATTTTTTCAGACAATCTATAGCCGCCGCAGTTGAAGCAGAACAAGCACAAACTCGTTTACGCGAGATTCTTTTAACGACAGGCGGAGCAACTAAAGCACAAGTAGCGGCTCTTAATGCACAGGCTGAAGCATTATCAAAAGTGGGCGTTGCTTCTAAAGAGAACATCACTGTTACGCAATCTCAATTAGCAACATTTGATTTGCAAGGTAAGACTATTAGCAAACTTACTCCTGCAATCTTGGATTATGTAACGGCAGAAAAAGGCGCTACTGCATCATCTGAAGATTACAAGCAAATGACTAACGGATTAGCACAAGCCTTGAATGGTAATTTTGCGGCTCTTACCCGTGTGGGTTTTGTGCTTGATGAAGATACAAAGAAAAAGATTTCTAACGGTTCTGAATCTGAGCGTGCCGCCGCGATTGTAGAAGTCCTCAATAGCACCTATGAGGATTTCAATAAAACTCTGTTGAATACGCCTGAAGGTCGTATGATTAAACTCAAGCAAGAGTTTGGAGATTTGCAACAAGAAATAGGTTCTGCTTTATTACCTGCTTTTATGAAATTTACAGATTTTTTGCGTAACACTGTATTTCCAACATTAGAAAAAATTGTAAAGTTTGTAAAAGATAACATTACGGAAATCAAAGTATTTATTGGTGTTCTTGGTGCAGGCGCTATTGCTTGGGGTATTTATACCGCCGCAGTAAAGCGTGCAGAGATTGCGCAGAAATTATTGAATATAGCGCAGAAGGCTAACCCTATAGGAGTGCTTATTACCGCTGTGGCTTTACTAGCCGCAGGCCTTGTTAAATTATGGAAAAACTCTGAAACATTCCGTACTGTTGTAATTTCTGTAGCGAAAGCGGCGCTTACTGCTTTTGCAAGCATCATTCCTATTGTCGCCAAAGTATATGAAGCGATTGCAAAAATAGTTACAGGCCCAATGCGCTTGTTCTTGGGTGCATTATCTAAACTGCCTGGTGTTGGTAAATATGCAAAAGGCGGCTTGGATTTAATCAATAAAGGCCTTGATGGTATTTCTGATTTAGGTGACAAGGCCGCTAAAAAAGCAAATGAATTATCAAAGAGCCTAGACAACTTAGCAAAGCAAGGCAAAAAAGCCGGAGAAGAAACAGAGAAGGCAGGCAAAAAGGCTAAAGATGTTTGGGCTGGTTCTAAAGACCCTAAAGGCGAGATGTCTAAAGAAGAAACCAAACGCCTTGAAAAAATTACCGCGCTACGCAAAAAAGAGGCTGATGTATTAGACGCATGGCGTGAGGCTCAGGCAGATGCAGAAAAAGATGCCGCTGATGCCGCTTTAGCCCGTGATGAAAAAATTGCAGATGCGAAAGAAAAATTTGCTGAGCGTAAGGCTGAGATTGAAGAACGCTATCGTGAACAGATTGCTGATGCTGAGGAACGCTATGCAGAGGCTAAGGCTGATGCTGAAAAGCGTCAGAGAGATGCAGATGAAGCGGCACGCAAGAAGCACGCTCAAGCCATTTTGGATATTAACGCGACTTTCAATCGCAAAGAAATAGAACTAAAGAACGCTTACAACGATAAGGTTAAAAGCCTTGAGATGGCGGCTGAGGCAAAGCGTCAAGAGATTGCAAAACAGGGTGCGGAAAAACTGGCTGACATTGTAGAAAAGAGCCGCGAGCGCCTACGCAGTGCATGGCAAAAAGGCACTGAGTTCAGCCTAAGCGATTTGTTTGACACCGCTAAAGATAAAGGATTAGACATTGTTGCGACCCTTAAAGCGCAACTGAGCAGAACGCAAGATTTTCAAAAACAATTAGGAACATTAGCGGGCAAAGGTTATACACAAACATTTATTGAGCAGATTGCTTCCGCTGGTCCTGAGGCTGGCATGGAAATGCTCCGACAAATTCAAGAGTTATCTCCTGAGCAACAAAAAGAATTACAAACAATGTACATGGCGCTTGAGGACATCACAGAAGGCGGCATGAATAAGATTGCTGAAACGCTCTCTACTAGCACCAGTTTTGCAACCGCTGAATTAGCGGAGATGTACAGCGACACACAAAAAGAAATTGCAACAGCGCTCGCCGCTGTCAATGCTGACTTAAAAACCAATTTGGCTGAAGCACAAAAAGATTATGAAGCGGCTACCGCTGAAGCAAAGCGCATACAATCAGAATCACTTGCTGAGGCTGATAAAGCCCTCAAAGACGCATTGGCTGAATCAAAGAAAGACCTTGAAGATGCCATAGCGGAGGCAGACAAGACATTAGCAAAGGCCAGGGTAGAGGCCAAAAAGCAAATGGATAAGGCCTTAGAAGAAGCGCAAAAGGCTTTGAATGATGCCATTGAAGATGCTATGAAAGCCTTTGAAAAGGCTATTGATGCAATCAATGAGCGTATGGCTAAGAAACTTGATGATTTACAAAAGAAGATTGCAGAGATTGCGGCGGCTCTCAAAGCATTGGGAGAGGCTTCATCTGTAACCTTGCCTAAGAGTTATGCAGTAGCAACACCAGTTACAACGGTAAAGCCTGAGGTTTATGGCGGCGGCGTAACAGTTACAACATCACCAACATTGGCAACCACTGCGGCTAAATATGACAAGACAGAAGAAGAAATAATCACAGCGGCGGCAAAGGCGGCTGTTGCGGCTGTAGGCGGCGTAGGTAATGTGACAATCAATGGTGTCAATCTGACTGACCCTGAAGGAACCGCACAGGCACTTGTATCTGTTGTCAAATATGGTCAGACAGTACAAGTAGCAACTACAACAAAGTCAGGTGTGCAATTAACGGGATTGAACGCATATCGCGCAGGTATTAGAATGACGGCGGAATAAGATGCCACAAGTAATCCAAAATTATTCATTTTCATTCAACGGGCAAGTATTTGGCGGCGCAGGCTCGCCTTATCAAATTCTTTCTGTAGATGGATTAGAAGGTTTGCCAGGTATCCGCAATCAAGATGATAACCGTGGTTATGCAGATGGCATGTTCACAGGTCGTGATTTTCTAGGTGGCAGATATATTACGATGAGCCTAAACATTACAGGCACATCTACAGCGAGCGCTCAAGAGAATTTTAATATCTTGCAACGCGCTCTATTGCCACAGACTAGCGGCACAACTCCTTTATATTTTATGCTTGCACAAGGCGAGATGGAGCAAGAAATTAACGCCCGTGTGCGTGCTTTACGCTCTACAGTCAATCCTAATTACACCTACGGTTTGATTATTGCTCAGGTTGATTTCTTCTGTCCTGACCCACGCTATTATGATTCAAATGTTCAGACCGCAACATTGCTTTATTCAGTGCCTTCAGGTCGTATCTATAACCGCACCTATAACCTTGTTTACGGTGGCGGCTCAGGAACACTGACCACAACCATTGCAAATAATGGGTGGACAGATACTTACCCAACCATCACAATCAACGGACCCATCACCAACCCTGAGGTTGGTAACGCAACCCAAGGCGCACAACTTTTATTCAATGTCACTCTTAGCAGTTCTGATGAATTTGTAATTGATTTGTACAATAAATTGATTACATTGAATGGACAACCTGCCCGTAATACTTTAATCTCAGGCGGGTCGGAATGGTTTTCAGCACAACCAGGAAACAACTCCTTCTACTTCACTGGTGTTGGAACTCTCGCAGGAACAACACAGGCTGTCGTAGAATGGCAGTCTGCATACATTTAGGAGCATAAATGGCACTACGCACCCCGCCCTCATGGTTACAAAACGGCTCGCACCCTGCCGAAAATGACCGCCTTTCAATGCAGGCTATTTTTGCTACCACAGGCATTATTGGTTCATCTTCTTTAGCAGTAAGCGCTAACTCTCCTGCAGGTATGTCTGTAGTTGTTGCATCAGGTTGGGCGGCGATTGTTGGAACAACGCAAGCAAATATGGGCGTTTACACGGTTTACAACGATGCAAGCACAACATTAACAATCACAACTGCAGACCCGACAAATCCGCGTATTGACCGGATTGTGGCTACAGTGCAAGATGCTTATTACTCAGGTGCATATAACGATGTTATTTTTCAAGTAGTTGCGGGAACTCCTGCAGGTTCTCCTACAGCGCCTGCAACTCCTGCCAATTCAATTTCTTTAGCAACTGTTGCAGTGGGCGCGGCGGTAACACAAATCAATTCAGGAAACATTACAGATACAAGAACTGCAGTAACAACAAATCTACCTGCTCTACCAAACACGGCAACTAATGCGCAGACAGGCACTACCTACACAACAGTATTGAGCGATAGCGCTAAATTAGTTACGCTATCTAATGCTTCTCCTGTAACTGTAACGATTCCTTTGAATTCAAGCGTTGCATATCCTGTTGGTACAGAAATAACTTTTGCTCGTTATGGAGTAGGTACAGTAACTATTCAGGGTGCGGGAGGCGTAACCTTGGTATCTACTGCGGCTACTGCGGCACAACCAACATTACGCGCTCAGTATTCATCAGCAACAGCAATACAAACAAGCACTGATAATTGGCTCGTTGTTGGAGATATTGCATGAGTCGTTTAGCCTTAACACCTACAAATGTTCCGGCGAGCGCAACGGATATAAACACGCCTTCATTGCGCACAGGCGATTTGTATTACAACACAAGTGACGGATTAAAAGTTTATGATGGAAGCGCATGGGTAACAGTCAGCCCTGCGGTAACAAACATTGACGGTGGAGTGTTTGATAGCATTGCACCGTACAACGGTGGCGACCCCACGACCACAGCAACGCAGTCCTTTGATGGAGGTACACCTTAATGTCAGTCGTTACACAAATTCAGATTCGCAGGGGTACAGCCGCTCAGTGGACATCTGCTAACCCTGTACTTGCGTCAGGAGAGTTTGGCTTTGAAACCGATACGGGTAAAGCAAAAATTGGCAATGGTGTTACTGCTTGGAACTCTTTGGCTTATAGCATCACTGGTGTTACTGGTGATATTGAAGGCGTTACTGCTGGAACTGGTCTTAGCGGTGGCGGTACTTCAGGAACCGTAACTCTTTCTATTGATACTGCAACAACCGTAGATTTGAACACAGGTCAGACACTGACAAATAAAACAATCAGCGGTACGAGCAACACACTTTCTAACATTAGCAATTCATCATTAACAAATTCTGCAATCACAATCAATGGCACATCTGTTGCTCTTGGTGATTCTATTTCTGTCGGTGATATTACAAGCGTAACTGCAGGCACTGGATTAAGCGGTGGCGGAACATCAGGTGATGTAACCGTTTCTCTTTCTACTCCCGTATCTGCGGCAAATGGTGGAACAGGTCTTACATCTCTCGGAAGCGGTGTTGCAACTTGGTTAGGCACACCATCTTCAGCAAATCTTGCTTTTGCAGTAACAGATGAAACAGGTTCAGGCTCTCTTGTATTTGGCACAAGTCCTACATTGAGTGACCCGAAAATTAACTTAACTATTGATGCAGAAACCGCATCTTATACAGCGGTGCTTGCTAATAATAGTCAAGTAGTGACCATGAATGTTGGTTCTGCAAATACATTCTCAATTCCAACAGACGCTTCTGTAGATTTTCCTGTAGGAACTCAAATCACAGTTATTCAGATTGGCGCAGGCCAAACAACAATTCAGGCTGTAACCCCTGCGACAACAACAATTAACTCAACGGGAGCAACAGCAACAGCGCCAAAACTACGCACTCGCTATTCTTCTGCAACTTGTATCAAACTTTCTGCTAACAACTGGGTAGTGGTAGGAGATATTGCCTAATGCCTATTATTGGAGTTATCGGTTCTTCAGGTGACAGAAATGTTCCTGATGCACCCACTATTGGAACAGCGACCAATGTTGGTACAGGTCGCGCATACAATAATGGTCGCGCAGATGTAACCTTCACCGCACCTGTTTATACAGGCGGAACTCCAATTACAGGCTACACAGTTACATCTTCACCAGGCGGATTTACAGGAACAGGCGCATCATCTCCCGTTTCTGTTACAGGTTTGCAATCAGGTGTTGCTTATACATTCACAGTAACTGCTTCAAATGCAGTTGGTACTTCTGCACCGTCAGCGGCATCAAACAGCATCACCGCAACCACAGTTCCACAAGCACCTACAGTTACTGCGACTGATGTTGGAACTGGTCGTGCATACAATAACGGCGCGGCTACTGTCACAATCACGGGTGGAGCAACAGGCGGTTCTGCAATTACTTCCTATGCCGCCACTTCCTCACCAGGCAGTTTCTCATCATCAGGTGCTTCACCTCTTACTGTTACAGGCTTGGCTTCTAACACTGCTTACACATTCAGCGTCACCGCAACCAATGCAAACGGAACCTCTGCCGCAACTGTTTCTAACTCAATAACCGCAACCACTGTTCCACAAGCACCTACCATTGGAACTGCCACTGATTTGGGAACTGGTACGAGTGTTTCTGTGGCCTTTACTGGTAATGCAACTGGTGGCAAAGCAATTTCAACATACACGGCAACTTCTAGCCCAGGTTCAATAACAGGCACAGGCGGCTCAAGCCCAATTACCGTTAGCGGCTTAACCGCTGGAACGGCTTACACTTTCACAGTCACGGCCACAAACGCCAACGGAACTTCTGCGGCTTCTGCGGCTTCAAACAGCGTAACGCCTGCTGTTCCTACATCATACGAAAGTATTGCATCGTTTACTGGTGACAATTCAACATCAACTGTTACTTTTAATTCCATTCCAGGAACATATAAACACCTACAAATCCGTGTATCTGCACAGATGATTTCAGGCCAGTATTCAAACCCAACAGTGCGATTCAATAATGATAGCGGTACAAATTACAAATATGTGTATATTGATGGTTACGGAACTACTGAATGGGTTGGCAACAGCACAACCAATACTTCATGGTATTTATTTGGAAGTAATAATTACAACATGGGTCCTTTAGCACCAAGCGTATTTATCATAGATTTGATTGATTACGCATCAACTTCAAAATTGAAATCGGCCAAATCTATTGGCGGCGTTGAACAACCTTCTAATGGTTTTGTTTCATTACAATCATGCCTTTATACAAGTACAAGCGCAATTAGCCGAATTGATATACAAGCCAGTTCCGGCTTTGCAACTGGTTCAACTATTGCTTTATACGGAATTAAGGGATAATCCATGCCAACAACTTATGAACCAATAGCAACATCAACATTTAATAATACTTTTTCAACTATTTCATTTACTTCTATACCATCATCTTATACAGATTTAAGAATTGTTGTATGCGGTAACGGAGCGTCAGTTTCCGGAATTGGCGTGACGCTGAACAGTTTAGCAACAAACATTTATTCATTTACGGAATTATCTGGTAATGGCACTACGGTTGATGCGTACCGTCTTGCGCCTACAAATCAATGGTATTTGAATTACGCTACGGGTGAACTAAGAAGTACAAGGCCCATGATGTTTACAATGGATTTGTTATCTTATACAAGTTCAAGAAACAAAAGTGCGATTTTTACTATGGCTATGGATTACAACAATCCAGGTTGGTCATCAATTAAAACTGCTATGGCACAAACTACAGCCGCTATTACAAGCATACAAATTGCTGCGACTTCGGGAATTAATTGGAATGTAGGGCGAGCCACTTTGTATGGAATTTTAAGGGCGTAGGAGATACAAATGCCAACAACTTATGTGAACATATCAACGCAAACCTTAGGTTCAACTGTTGCTTCAGTGACTTTTTCCGCTATACCGCAAACTTACACAGATTTAGAATTGCGTATGTCGTTAAGGTCAAGCACCGGCGGCACTGCTTTTTCATCTCTGCAACCGACTTTTAATGGTGCTACATCAACTTATTCAGCGAATTATTTTGAAGGCAATAACGCAACTGCATTTGCAGGGTCTTTTAACAATCAATCATTTTTTAGGACTGATGCAAATTACGCAGGCATTTCTACAGTTGCTAATGATTTTAGTATTCACGAAATATACATTCCAAATTATACATTAACTACAAATAAAACAATAATGTGGTTTGACGCTGTTAATGATAACAACACAACTCAAAAAGTGTTAGGAACAGCGGGCATATTTATTGACACAAATGCTTTAACATCTATCACCTTGACTGGGCAATTCAACTTTGTTGCTGGTTCAACATTTTATTTATACGGTATAAAGAACTCATAAGGAGAAACAATGACAGACACACCTAGTAAAGTAATTATCAACTGCGAAACAGGTGAACAAGAGATTGTTCCTCTGACCGCAGAAGAAATCGCACAAGCAGAAGCAGACCAAGCCGCATTAGCAGAGCGTCAAGCCGCGTTAGAAGCAGAAGCACAAGCCAAAGCGGAAGCCAAAGCCGCCGCTCTTGCTAAACTAGCCGCGCTTGGACTTACAGAAGAAGAAGCCGCCGCGCTCGCTGGCAACTAATTATGGAAGGGGTCGGTAATGACTACCACCTATCGGTATCTATTTGCCGACCTCTTAACCAATGAAATCCTCGCCGAATTACCTTTGACGGGCGTAAGTTTTACTCAACAGTTAAACCAATCAGGAACGCTCAATGGGCATGTGCTTTTATCTGCCCTTCAATCAGCACAATTCAATGTAAATGCCGCAACCATTCCTGGTCGTTCTGCAATCTATGTGGACCGTAATGGTGCATTGATTTGGGGCGGTGTTATTTGGAATCGCACTTACAACAGCGCTGAGCAGATTCTGAACATTACAGCCCGTGAGTTTGAATCTTATTTTGAGCGCCGCCGCATATCCACAACAGAAAATTTTGTTAATACAGACCAATTAGTTATTGCACGCACCTTGATTGATGATGCGCAATTAGTGCCAAACGGTGACATAGGCGTAATCACCGGGTCAGAAACATCAGGCGTTTTGATTGACCGCGTTTATTACGATTATGAATTGAAAAATGTTTATCAGGCTATTCAAGACCTATCGCGTCAAGAAGATGGTTTTGATTTTCTTATTGATGTTGCTTATGACAATGTGACAGATGAACCAAAGAAAACTTTGGTGCTTGCTTATCCCCGCTCAGGCGTAATCTATGACATCAACGACCCGGAAGCATTGGTATTTATATTTCCTGCAGGCAACATAGTTGAGTATAATACAATCTTTGCATTGGGTGCGGGTACTAACGAGGGCAAGTTAATCTCAATCGCTGAGGACACAACCAAATTGACCGATGGCTGGCCAGTGCTTGAAGATGTGGCTAACTATTCAGATGTAACAGATTCAACGGTTCTTGATGAATTATCACTAGGTCAGGTGCTTGCGGTTTCTTATCCACCGACCACCGTAAAAATTGTTGTGCCTGCCTACATTCCACCAACCTTAAATGATTACAACATTGGCGATGATGCGCGTTTAATTATCACTGATGAAAGATTCCCTGGAACTCTTGATGCCATTTACCGAATTGTTGCGCTGAATGTGCAACCTGGCGAAGATGGCCCTGAACGCGTTACGCTTACCCTGACAGCGAGCGAATAGAGGCGGTCATGGCATACATCAATCAACCTTTTGACCTTCACAGATTCTTCAAAGATATTGACCAACGCTTGCAGAAGTTAGAAACAGCCCAACGCTTAACCGCACCAAATGTTGATTTTGCAACCAATACCCCAACTAATCCGCGTGTGGGTGATATGTTCTATGACACTGACGCTGATTTACTCAAGTATTGGAACGGTACGCAATGGGTAGAAATTGCTGACAATAATTTATCTCCAACCATAATTTCTGTAAATCCTGTTCTAAAAACTACCAACAGCAACATTGTTTACACAGGCAATCCTGTAACTGTTGAAGGCGAGCGCGTGGGCAAAATGCTCACCGCTTATGCCGAAATCTTAGGCACAACCGTAACAAATTGGGGAACTGGTCAAATTTATTTTACGCTTCCTGCAGGCTTCCCAACTTTTGAACACGATGTTGTTGCGCCCGGTTATATCTCAGATAATGGTAATACTTACACAATCTTTGGCATTTTGGCGCAAGGTTCTTCTGATATGTATTTATGGTCGCCCACATCTAATGGTGGCTCAGACATTGTGGACCATAATTCTCCAACAGTCTTAGACTCAGGTTCTAAGTTAATTCTAAACGGCGTAGCAATAATCTTGTAACTGTTATCATTTGGCGCTATGAGTATTGAAGAATGGGTAGGGGTAACGGTAGGAATTACCACCCTAGTTGGTGCGTTTGCTATTAGCGTGCGACACTTAGTTAAATACTATTTGGCAGAACTAAAGCCGAATGGTGGCTCAAGCATCAAAGATAAAGTGAAAGACATAGACGAGAAGGTGAACAAATTAGAACAGAGGATAGACGAGATATACCGCCTATTGGTGGAGAGGGCCTAAGAGAACTTATTGTTTGGCACGCTAAACAAGAGTTGCAATATGAAGAAGGCTTAAACAACGACACCAAATACGGTAAATGGTATGGTCTGAATCATCAGCCTTGGTGCGCTATGTTTGTATCTTGGATTTATTACAAAGTAGGCGCAAGCAAAAAAATTGCGGCAAGTGGTTCCAAAGGTTTTGCATCATGCGATGCCGGATTAAAATGGTTAACCGCTAAAGATAAATTAGTACCAATAGGACAAGCACAAGCAGGCGACATAGCATTTTTTCAGTTTGATAATGATGCTCAGCCCGACCATGTGGGCATTGTGGTCAAAAATGTAAAGGGTCATTTGATTTGTATTGAAGGCAATACAAGCCCTAACAAGAAAGGCAGTCAAAGCAACGGTGGAGGCGTGTATCGTAAGAAGCGCCCGTACTCAGTTGTTATGGCTGTGGCGCGCCCGATAAAGGAGAAAGTATGAAGAAACTAAGCGACAAAGATAAGTTGATGCTGAAAAGCGCGGCTCGTCACTTTGTATTAGTAGCACTACCAGTATGGCAAGTAAGCAATGGCGATGTGAAAGCATTTGCCTACGGATTGGCGGCGGCTATTATTGGCCCTGCAATTCGCGGCATTGATAAGAACGACCCTGCATTTGGCAAGGTTGCAGATTGGGCAGAAGTAGAAATCAAAAAAATTGCAAAAGCATCTGTAAAGAAAGCGCCTAAGAAAAAGGCATAGGTTTCCCGCCTCCATGGGAAAGCACTCCTGAGCAAGAGTCTAAACTGCTCATTTACACTTTGTGTTAGGATTTGCGGCGGAGGTGGGTATGAGTTTAGAAAAAGCATTAACAGAACTAGCCAATAAACAAAAAATGTATAGTGAATTTTGCGCATATCAAATGATGCTTAATGCAATGCCCGAAAAAGATAGAAAAGCATTAGATGAAGCGTGGGCAAAAGGTTATTCAGCAAACATTGTTGTAAAGGCGTTGCGACAAGAAGGATATAAAGCAACAGCCGAATCAATTAGAAATCATCAACGAGGTATGTGCAGATGTCAAAAGTAGATGATGTCCTATCTAATCGTGAAGATGAATATGGCGATGCGTTAGAAAACTTTGAAACCATTGGCAAGATATGGGGCGCGCTTTTAGGCATTGACCCAATTAGACCATGGGAAGTTGCATTGATGATGGATAGCCTTAAAACTGTGCGACTATTCAAGAACCCTACACATGAAGATAGTTGGTTAGATAAACAAGGCTACATCTACCACGGACATGACATAGTGACCCGATGAGCCTTGAAGATAGTCTAAAAAATCTACCTGAAGGCGTTGAATCTGAAGATGTAAAAGAATTACGCAATGCGCTGTTCCGTATGCAAAAACAACTTATCAAAGCCAAAACCAAAACAGAAGATTTGGTAGAAGCAACACATCAAGCCGCCTATGATGCAATGCTTGCCATGGGGCCTATAAAACCTGTCATGGAACCAAAGGTGGCAAAAGGTGGCAAAGGTAAGCCTGAAGTAGCGCTGTGGCACATGACAGATTGGCAGGGCGCAAAGAAAACAAATTCCTATAATTCTGAAGTAATGCGCAGGCGTGTAATGGAGTTTGCAGAAAAGGCTGTACGCATCACTGAAATACAAAGAGCAGACCACCCGGTAAAAGAGTGTTACATACTTTTTGGCGGCGATATGGTTGAAGGTTTATTTAATTTCCCAGGACAAGCATTTGAAATTGATGCCACACTATTTGAGCAATATGTAAATGTAAGCAGACTTTGCGTAGATGTCGTGCGTTATGCGCTCGCACACTATGACAAAGTTACGGTAGTTCCTGAATGGGGTAATCATGGGCGTATTGGAAGCAAAAGAGATAATGTTCCTCGTTCTGACAACTTTGACCGTATGTGTTATGAATTGGCACGCCAGTTACTTGCAGGAGAGAAGCGCCTTACCTGGCAAGAATGTCCTGATGACATTCAGAGGGTGCAAATCGGAGAGTATCGCGCACTCGTTATTCATGGTGATGAGGTTGGTCGTAATGGTTTTGCATCTCCATCAACGATTGTCCAACACATCAATAGATGGCGCAGTGGCTCTTACCCATGGGAATTCAGAGATGTCTATATTGGTCATTACCACACCCATGCAGAATGGGCGCTTGCAAATGGATTGGGCAGTGTTTACCAAACTGGTTCTACCGAATCAGACAACCGTTATGCAGGTGTCATGCTCGCCGCGACTGCGACACCAAGTCAAAGATTGCATTTCATTGACCCAATAAAAGGGCGTGTGACTGCAGGATACAAAGTATGGTTGGATTAAACTGCCGCCACATTTACGAGGATATAGGCGAAATTATTTGCCCTGATTGCGGGCGTGATACGCACGAAACCGATTGGGCATTTCAACACGCTTTGCACGCTGATTGGATAACTAGCGGTAAAGCAAGCAAACAAGGTTGGTGGAGTATTTAGAAACCCAGGTTATCCCAAGCATCTACCTGGTCATCTAGTGACGGGTAGTTTTCCTTGGTGCAATCGCCATCATTCTTCATCTTCTAAATCAAAGTCCTCTGACCGAATATCCATACCACTGTTTTTGCAGTAGTCCATAGTTGCGATAAAACTGGTCATAGCCCGATTGGTTAAATCCTGCATCATGTCGGGATATTGAAAGTCAGCCTCCACCTCAATGATGAGATTGAAAAGGCTAATGTGAACTCTTGCTTGTGCCATGAGGACCCCCTGGACCCCCGATTATTGCACTGGTTATGAATAATTTTTCCGACACGCCGCTTTGGGGTATTCCGTAATGTCAGTGAGTCGGTATAAGGTCTGCCTACCCATGGGGCGACTGCCCCCCGACAGAAAGAAGGCAAAGAATGGCATTTGATTTATCCCACTACGAAACCGTAGCGGAAAGATTACAACGGGCCTTAAATGACCACCCTGATTTGCGATTGATTACAGAGATTGTGGACATTGCGCGTGACCCGCAAACAAACCGACCATTGCAATATGTAATCAAAGCATCTTTATATTACGGTGATGTTTTGAAGGCTGTTGATTACGCTGAAGAAATGGTGGGCAGTAGCCACATCAACAAAACTAGCGCCCTTGAAAACGCCTCTACAAGCGCCGCAGGGCGTGCATTAAGCCTTGCGGGTTATATGGGTACAGACCCCAACACAAAGAAACCTGTACGCCCTACAAAGCAAGATATGGAGAAAGCAGAACGCGTTAAAGATGTAACTGCCGCGCCCGTAATTCTTGCGCCAAAAGTTACAGAGCAACAATATGCAGAGGCAGAAACAGCGATTGCATTGGCTGACACTGCCGCTTCATTAGACGCATTGAAAAAAATCTACAACCAATACGCAACACTCAAAGACATCAAAGTAAACGGAACAACATTGTTGGACACCGTGAATAAGAAGAAAAGAGAGTTTGTATGAGCGACAAACAAAAGAAATTTGTACCGTCTGCCGGATATATCGTGAGCGTGCATCAGAACGCTTTAGGTATCCGCGCTGTTGCGAAAGAACTTGATGTATTTCCTGAAGCCCTGGCAGAAGCGCTAGAGCGTGCAGGCTTTCAAATGGTTGCTGACCCGTTTGATTTATCAGCCGATGCTGGCAAGTTAATTAAACGACAAAATGAATTACAAAATCAGGGATTACATGTTGTGAAGGAGAGCGATGGCTCAGATAGTAACTCCGCAACAGATTGAGGCTCGTCTTTATGCGCTGTCCAAAGAGATTGACGCGGCGCATGAAGAACTCAATAAATGCGAATCCGAATATCACTTGAAGAAGGCTGAGTATGAAGTTTCTATGGCGCGTAGCCGCATGACTTATGCCAGTAAATCTTCACCCACTGGAAAGAATTACACAATTCAAGAGCGTGATGATTTGGCACTTTTGGATAATGAGAATCTGCATTTTGATGTGAACATCATTGAAGCGAAGGTGAAGGCGGCGCGTAATAACTCCGCACGAATCAGAGTGCAGGTGGATTTAACTAGAAGCATGAGCGCTTCAGTCAGAACGAGCATGGACTTATGACAACACTTTTAGCGGTTGTGCTGGCCTACCTGATTGGTTTTTGGTGGGGCAAACGCGTTGGGATTGCTTACGCGATGACTCGTATGCAAGACATCATTGAGGAAATGCAACAAATAGAAGCCTTCTTCAAAGGCAAGAAAAAACAATGGAATGAGGACAATCTGTGATTGATTTACAAGATATGGTTGTGAAGTCGTTGCGCGGATATGACTCAAGCCGCTCACGCTCTACACAAGTAGAAGTTGGGCCATCATCATTGGGCGGGTGTTCTCGCCGCGTGTGGCACGACCTAAAGCAAACGCAAAAACTCAATCAAACCGAAACCTTGGGAGCAATCCTAGGAACATTTATTCACTCAGGAATGGAAAAGGCTATGCAACGCCTGGACCCTTTTGGAGATAACTTTCTGATTGAGATTGAATTGAATCACCCTGAAATCAAAGGTCACTGCGATTTATTTATTAAAGACCTTGGGTTAGTGGTTGATTTCAAGACCAAAACCAAAAGCAGTATGCGCTATCTTGGAAAAGACCAGGAGCAATGGCAGATACAGGTTTATGGTTGGTTACTAGAACAACAGGGCTACGATGTTAAAGGCGTGGCATTAGTTGGAATTCCCCGTGATGGCAAGATGACAGATATAAAAATTTGGCAAGATGATTACAAACCGCATGTTGCAGAAGAAGCGTTGCAATGGCTACGCAATCTAAAGCAATGGGCGGCAACAGATGATGCGCCTCCACAGCCGCAACTCAATGTTTCATTTTGCAAAGATTACTGCCCATACTTTGACCCGTCAGGAGAAATCGGTTGCCCCAGTACGATGAAATAGATTGGGAAAAAGCCGCCTGTAGAGGCTCAATCTATACAGACATTTTCTACAATGTAGAAGAAGAACGCAGTATTTTGGCATACGAATACATCAACGCATTGCGCACGATTTGTTTAGCGTGTCCGATATGGAAAGAGTGCCTGACCTACGCCATGGAACATGAGGACTATGGCGTATGGGGCGGCATGACAAGCATTGAGCGTTTTTCTTTCCGCAATCCTAAGAAGTATCCGAATCAACAAAGGCGAGCGCTGTTTGCATTTGAAGAAGCGGGTATCAATTATGTAGAGATTATGGAGTGTGTCCGTGGAACCGATTAGACAGGTACAAGGCGACACAAATAAGGAACAAAGAGTTGCAAACTTTATTGCACAAAAAATGCCATGGTCTTTGTTTCCTACACCCAAGTTTTACTTTACTGATTACCACATCAATCGCAGGCACGATAACGGGCGTGAAAATTACATTGGTGATTTAGAAATCAAATGGTTGAACTCACCAAGCACCGCGCCCGCAATCTTTCCTTACAACAAATTACAAATGATGATGGCAGTGCCTGTTTACACAGATACGCCGGAAAGTTATCACCGGATTTGTTTCCGTTTCACTGATGGTCTTATGATTCTGCCCGCTAAGGCGCTGATGCGCCTACAACCGACAGTGCATACCCGCAGAGATACTAATGAAACTGACATGGTGGTTTGGGTAAAGGTTGATGAGTTTATTAGTTATTTAAGACCGTATGTGGTCCACTAGGAGGCATTGTGAGCATTATCCGTTCACCAAGAGTTGAATCAAATTTCAGTGTTATCTCTAATTCCGTCATCAGAGATACAAGATTGAGTTACCGCGCTCGCGGTATCTTGTTAGACATCTTGAGCCGCCCGGATAATTGGCGCGTGTCTGCAGATTCCTTAGCAAGAACGGGCTGTGAAGGTCGCCATGCGATTTTGTCAGCCCTAAAGGAATTGCGTGAAGTTGGATATATGCGCACAGAAAAATTGCGCAAAGATAATGGGCAATTTGAAACCGTCAGCATTGTTTACGATACGCCGAAATATGAGGCCACCGGAGTGCAAAAACCGGATTCCGGTTATCCGGAGTCGGAAAACCGCACTCCTTTAGAAGTACTATCTAAGAAGAACTTAGATACAAACCTGTTTGATGAATTTTGGAAGGCATACCCAAGAAAGGTTGGAAAGCAAGCGGCAGAAAAAGCCTATGCAAAAGCGGCAAAGACAACTGAAGAAAATGTAATTATTGCAGGGGCAAGAAGATACGCAGATGACCCTAACCGTGTAGATGCTTTCACCGCACACCCAACAACCTGGTTGAACGCAGGGCGTTGGAATGATGAACCACTACCGGAGCGCATACTGACCGGAGATGAGAAGCGAGCAAAAGAATTACAGATTGCAGAGGAACGCCGCCGCCGCGATATTGAAGAAACATTACGGTGGCAACAACAAGTGGAAGAACAAAAGCAAAAGGCAGTACCGATGCCGGAAGATGTGAAAAAACTATTACGGTCACTTTGATTACGAATAACTGTTACACTTTTGCGTAACGGTTACAGTGATAGGAGTAACATGGCAACGCTAGTTATTACAAAAGCAAGTAACATGCAATGCGGCGACAAAATAATGCAAAACAATAAAGTTTTTGAAGTGCAAAGTATTGATGGACCTGACCACACAGGAACTTATGATTTGCATGTTAAAGATGAACGCGGCAGAGATAGATTTGTTATTGTGCAAGATTTAGTTACAATAATTATGTGATAAATTTTTTTGTTGATGGCTTACCTGTTCCACAAGGGAGCATGAAAGTTATCAACGGCAGAGTCATTCATAACAAAGGCTCTGAACTTGCGGCATGGCGTAGCGCTGTTGCATTAACTGCAAGACAGTTTGGCGCTCGCCCATTAACCGACCCCATTGAAATCCGAATTAAGTTCTATATGCCCAAGCCGCGCACTGTCAAGCGGCAATATCCCTCAGTTGCTCCTGACCTTGATAAATTGATTAGAGCGGTCCTAGACGGCCTAACAGCCATCGCCTATGTAGATGATGGCCAGGTGGTCCTAATCGCCGCTGAGAAGGCCTACGGAGAGCGTATAGGGGCAGAAATAACCGTAGGGGCATACGGATTAGAACAAATGTTCTAAAAGACATAACCAGTCATACCTGCAAGACACGCTTAAAAAAGTTGCACAAATAGTTGCAAAAACTTTAACACAGGACTATCTTTCTCTTATCGGTTCAAAAGAACCCCAAGAGAAAGGCAAGACAGATGACAAGCAAGACAGTAACACTAGATGCAAATGAAGCATCAATCCTCGCAGTTTTAGCAAAGCAATATGTGATTGACAATGACGCAGATTTGACCGAAAACAATAAGTTTTATTGGAACCTGCTCATCACAAAACTAGCGGCTCTATAAACAACACGCCGAAAAAAATTTAATAAAAATACTTGCAAAATCTTCCCCAAAAGACCATAATTATCTCAACGGGTCATAAAGACCCCAACAACATGGAGGCAACAAATGACAGTAGCAACAGAAGTTACAACCGAATACAAGACATTTACCTGGCAAGCAGTACGCAAGTTGGCTGAGGAAATTGGAGTTCCTTTCTACTCAAACTCTAGTTTCTCAACAGACAAAGGTATTGGTCTAAAAGCAGACCGTTACAATCCTGAGCGCATCAATGTTGCTGGTTGGGAGCGCAGTTTCAGCGAAATCAATGAGTACATGAGCCACAAGATTCAGCGTCTTTCCAAAGAAAACTTCATGTTGAAGTTGCAGGTTTGGGCGCTAACAAACAATGTCAAATATGAAGTTGTTGAAACCAACGGTTTCTATCACAAGCATCAATATCTAATGATTGAGAAGGCATAGTGGCTAGTTGCGGAATTTGCGGAGGCAAGATTGGCCGCACAATCGTCAAACATGGCGAGATATGTACAAACGACAAACCAACCAAGGAGGCAACAAAATGAATTACAAAATCAGATGCGTTACAGGTTCTAAGTACGAATTATGGATAACAGTAAATGAGCGTTATTCACAAGTTTTTACTTTCAACAGCAGACGCGAAGCATCACGCGCTATGGAAGAAGCAATAGAAGCAGATAAAAAATGGCCAATAAATTTTGCACAACATATTCAACAACAAATGGAGGCAACAAAATGACAACACCAATACTGCAATGCAAGATGTGTTACGGAAAGGGCTACATTAGTTACACAGATGATGACGCGTGCGATGTAGTTCCATGTGATTGCACAATCCCAGTGGAGGTCAAACGATGAAGCATTGTGTTTTGTGCCTAATCAATAACACCTTTTATGGCATACAACATCAGAATGGCAACGCCATCTGCATGGAGTGCGCTTTAGTAATCAAGAACGCGCACATCAAAGTTAGAGAATTTCCCTACGAAGAAGCGGAGGCAACGGTATGAAGTTCAAGATTGAACTAGAGATTGAATACAACAACTTTTCAATCCCTGAAGGCAAGGCAAAGTCCATGGTGAACGGTATGCAACGCGAGCAAGCACAATGGGCTGTAGAAGATGCACTGAAGATTGCGGGGTTTAATCCTGTAACGCTATCAATCTACAAGAGTCGCAATGCTTGAGCCATTTGACGACAGGCCGCGCTGTATATGGTGTGGCTCCTTTGGCGGAACAGCAAACAGGCTTATGATTCACATGGCAGAAAACAGATTGGACACCATGATTGCAGAGTGCGACTGGTGTTGGAGCAATGATTACTACAGAAGGAAGGCGGCAAATGGCAAAGGCAACTAGAACATGGAGGCTGACACGCAGAGGGCGATTTGTTGTAGCGCTCGCAACGCTGTTGTTGGTTTCCTGGTTATTCAACATTACAACTCCTGATGAGTGCAAAGTGCCAATAGGCGAGATGTCACAGTTCTGCGTTGATTTCTTGTATCCGTGAAAGGAAAGCAAATGAAAAAGTTTTTACCGCTGGCGTTGGCGCTGGCATTTATTACACCTGCACAAGCAAATGAGATACCCGGAACCCGTGTATCAGGCCAGGGCGCTGTTTGCGCTGAGGGTCAGGGCAAAGCGCTAGAAATCAATGCGACCACAAAAGAAGAATGGAGTTATTGCATTGAGATTGTGCGCCCACCTGCACCCACAGTTCAGCAAGTAGAAACAAAAGCCAAAGACCAAGTGGCGCAAACAATTACAAATAAAAATGCACAAGATGCGCCTACCGTAACTGCAGAAACAACAGTGACTGCAGAACCAAAACCAATCACAGAAGAACTATTTAAGGTTGAAGTCAATGCGACAACACAAGTAGAAACAATTACGGCCTTGAGTGTTGTGGAGAAAGAAGAAATATCAAAATTGCGTGCAGTATCTGAAGCACGAAGCACTGCAAAAGATTCTGCAACTGCGCAAGCACAAGCCGATAAAGGCACTGAATACTGCGTAAATTGGTCTGCACAAGGTCAATCAGGTACAGAGTGCGCTCTAGAGCCAATCCCTGCAAGTGAAGAAGAAGTCCAAGATTGGTGGGAGATATTCATAGCCACATTCCCGGATTGGTATGGCATGTTGTCTGTCAATTATTGGAATTGGTAAACATTATGGAAATAAAAGTAACAGAAACAATACAAAAAACATGGAGGCTAAAAATGGAAGAAGCAATTTATACAGTCGTAGTAATTACCGATGGCGCAAAAGAGTGGGCAAATAATTACGACAATGCCCTTGATGCAGTCAATTCATACAATAGATTCATTGACCATGGCACATGCGTACATGAGCGTGTTGTCAGCCTGGTTGAACCTAGCGGGAAATACCACACCAAAATCTTCTTAAATCCGGCAGGTTTGGCTATACACTAATGCTGTCCAAAAAATAACCTGAAAGGGGTAAATTATGGATAACAAGATAACTAGATGTAATTGCGGCGCATGGAAAGTAGTTGATGCGCCTTGCGGAGTCTGCGCCAAACTGGAGGTCAGGGGCTAGTAGTTACAGCCCTAAGACAAGCACTCTTAGTAGCCCTTATCGGGGTTGGGCTTGTCATTCCTCACGCAGATGCTCATGCGCCAGTAATGACGGACAAACAAAAGCGGCAAATGGTTGTCAAAAACATGGAGCCGAAAGAGTTTGCTCGTTACCTGGTGAATCAGCGCTGGAACAATTCTCAATCACAGTTTGGCTGTTTGGCTCAACTATGGGGTAAAGAATCGGCATGGAACTACAAAGCCAAATCTCCTACCCATGATTATGGAATCCCACAGCGTCACATGAAGCACAACACCGCGCAACAAATCAAAGACTTTATGAAGGACCACAAGGTGCAAATCCGTTGGGGTCTAAATTACATAGAGCATAGATACGAAAGCCCATGCGGTGCATTAAAATCGTGGCTATCAAGAGCGGATAAAAACGGTAGAGGTGGTTGGTACTAATGTCCATAATCTTTCCTAATCATTGGGAGCCTATAAGCCCTAACATTGACCCTGAAGAATGGGTTGAAGATGATGAGGAATAATTGGACAAAAAAGTTGTAAAAATTGTTGAAGAAAGAGCGGGCGATTACTGCGAAGTTTGCGGTAGGCCCGCTTTACCTTCTATGGCACTGCATCACCGAAAGTTGCGAAGCAGAGGCGGCAAAGACACGCCCAGTAATTTAATTCGCATACATCACGGCTGTCATAACTTACGCACTGATAGTATCCACCTGAATCCTGAAAGAGCATCACAAAAAGGTTGGATTGTTGGTTCATGGCAAGAACCATACGATGTTCCTTTTTCTCGCCCTGATGGTTCAATCGTATTACTACAAGATGACGGCACAGTAAGTGTTCTCATGGAAGGTGACTAATGGAAATCAGAGTAAGAGGGCGGTTGGGTAACGACCCCGAATTAAAAACAGTTGGAGCAGATAACTTACAGTTAGTGAATTTCTCACTAGCACATACACCGCGTTCTAAGAAAAATGGCGAATGGGTAGATGGCGAAACGAATTGGTATCGCGTAGTGCGATTTGGTTCAGGCGCAGAAGCAATCGCTCAAACAGTTAAAAAAGGCGATGAAGTAATTGTTATCGGAACAATGAAACTAAATAATTACACGGACAAAAACGGTGTAGAAAAAACACAAATGGAAATCACTGCATCAGAGATTGGTGTGGTTCCTAAGATTGCAAGAAACAAACCACAATCAAATGATGGAGGGCTAGAGCCATGGTAGAAGAAAACTTAGTAAGCGCCGCAGAAGCCGCAGAAATCTTGGGCATCAAGATGAATAACCTGCGTCAGATTCAGCACCGCAAAACACTTGTATGGGTGCAGAAGGCTGGTCGTAATGTTTATTACAAGCGTGAAGATGTAATGAATTACAAGGCAAAGCGTGACGCTCGCAATGGCTGAATTAGAAAACTTACAAAAGATGTTGCGCTCATTAGAAGTGCAGGCGCGACAAAAAGTAATACAAGAGATTCAAGCATTTGCAGGCGATTATCACCATCACATCAACGGGCGTGATGTTGTAATTGTTGAGCAGTTGCTTGATTTCTTACAAGATATTCCGGACCAGGGATAGAGCCTGCTTATTGTTGTTTTCTCGTTTCCAACAATAAGCAACGGAACCACTGGCACCGTGTGGCGCTCGCTACGGTGCATCAAATTTAGGAGCAGTAATGATTCAAGATGACCCTGAAGTAGCAATAGCGCTGACATTGTTGGGCGAAAGATTACGCGCAAAAGGAAAAGAAGCCTTAGCGTTTAAGATTGAAAATCTTATTGAATTACTTACAGAAGAACTTGAGGCAGACAAAAAGAAAAAACCCTAATATCGGGTCATGTCACTAGCGATAACAGAAGATGTCACTCTTGCAGACATTGATGAGGCTATCAAGCACATCTATGGCATGTTAAAGACTGATGAGTACGGTAATCGCATGGATTGGCGCAAAAAAGAATTACTACAAAAGAGCATTGACGATTTGCTTGATGCGCGCATTTCTTTAGCGCAAGGAGAGAAGGTATTTGACTGATGCGGTACTACCGTTGTTTCTTATGTATCGGACAACCAACATTTCCCGTATCGGACAAAAAAGACTCCTTCAAAGAATCTCAGATACATTACATGACCTATCATTTCAAAGGAGAAACAAATGCCACGCAAGAGCGCAAAACAAATAGTTGATGATGTAATTGAAAAAGTAGAAAAAGAATTACCAAAAAAGAAAGCCGCGCCAAAAATAGAAGAACCACAAGAGGCTGTTGAGCATAACCGCCTATGTATGACCATTGTTGTACCCGGAAGCGCTTGTAACTGCCCCGCATCATTACAGAAGTAAATAAATAAAGCCCTTAGTTGCACTCCCCATCTTGGGAACTAAGGGCCTTATTTATCTCTGAGTCCGAATCAGTAGTGTCGGAAATTTAACACTGTACAAAAGTAATCTCAATCTGTACAGAAGTTAGTTCAACTTGATTTACCATAATTTGTGTCATAATTTATGTATATGGCATTAGACAAAGACGGATTGGCTCAGTTAAAGCGCGAGAACCGCGCACTTGAGTTACGCCATCAACACGGTATGACTTTTGCCGCTATCGCTCAAGAATTAGGTTACGCAACAACTGCAGGCGCACACCAGGCATATCGCAGAGCATTGAAGCGCGTTGAGATTGCAGAGCCTGAAGAATACTTAAAGGCTGACCTTGAGCGCCTAGATGAGATGACACAGGTTTATTGGCAATCAGCATTACAAGGCAATCTAAGAAGCGCAGACATGGTGTTACGCATTATGCAAAAGCGCGCAGATTTCTTGGGCCTAGATGCACCAAAGAAAGTACAAGCGGAGGTTGTGAACTATGACGGACATGGAAGCCTTGATGCGGAAGTTACAAACCTCGCCCGAATTATTGACTACATTGAAGGCGTTGCCGCAGACATCACAACCCTCCCTGAACAGCAAGATACGAGCGAGCAGAATAATTTGGCAAAGACTGGCAAGAAAAGAGCAATTACCTCCTGACGGAGATTGGAACATTTGGCTTTACCTTGCAGGTCGTGGAGCAGGCAAAACAAGAACAGCCGCCGAATGGTTAGCATGGGAAGCGATAGAAAATCCGGATACAAGATGGGCAATCGTTGCGCCCACATTCTCTGACGCAAGAGATACATGTGCTGAAGGTGAATCAGGAATCATTAACATTCTCAATCGTTACAACGCGCTGTCACATTACAACCGCAGTAATGGTGAAATAGAACTAATCAACGGGAGCAAAATAAAATTATTCTCTGCAGACCAACCTGACAGATTCCGTGGACCGCAACACCATGGCGCATGGTGCGATGAGTTAGCCGCCTATCGTTACGAAGATGCGTGGCATCAGTTGCAATTTGGATTGCGATTGGGCAAGAAGCCTCGCATTGTTGTGACCACAACCCCAAGGCCTACACCCCTGATTAGAACGCTCTCAGGGCGCGCTGACGGGTCTGTAGCCATCACAAGAGGCTCAACCTTTGACAATGCGAAGAACCTCGCCCCAAGCGCTCTACTGGAACTACAGGCCCGATATAACGGAACCCGATTGGGAAGGCAGGAACTGTACGGAGAAATCCTTGAGGACCAAGAAGGCGCATTGTGGACCCGTGGATTGATTGACAGAAACCGCGTCAATGAACGCCCACCATTATCAAGAATCGTTGTAAGCATTGACCCCGCTGTAACTAATACACAGGCAAGCGATGAAACAGGAATCGTTGTTGCTGGTTGTGATACTGGCGGTCATGGTTATGTTCTTTATGATGGTTCAATGAAAGGCTCACCGTTGGAGTGGGCGCAAAAAGCAGTGCAACTTTTTGACGAATACAAAGCGGATTCATTACTTGTTGAGGTGAATCAGGGCGGCGATATGGTTAGTGCAGTTTTGAAGCAGGTCAGAGTAAGTTTGCCAATCAGAGAAATCAGAGCGCATGTTGGTAAAAAGTTACGCGCTGAACCTGTGGCGGCTATGTATGAGCAGGGGCGTGTGCATCATGTTGGACACTTCCCACAATTAGAGGACCAAATGACGATATGGACACCTCAAGATGCAGACTCACCCGACAGGCTTGATGCAATGGTTCAGGCTTTTAGCGACTTGCTTGGAAAAACTAGCGTTAGTC